GGAGCTTAAACTGTTAAGTGATCCACCATAAATCAACCCTACTGAGGGCTGTATGACCGTAGATAATATCGAAAGTCATGAACACAAACAGATTCTTACTATCAGAATTTGCTAATCCGCAAACACTTGCACCGCTATTTCAAGGGTTTGTAACGGAAGATGCTCAAGCAATTATTGACAATCTTGTCATTAACAAATACTGCATGAGCCAAAGTTCACAGGAGGCTATTAGCGCAATATTTCATGGCGGTGTGAGATATAGACCCACAGTTAACGGCCATCCACATCCAGAGCTAGCTTTTTCGTATGATTATATGTACAAAGAGCTGACCAAAGCTATGGATAAACAAAAGAATGTAGTAGTGATCGGTGGGACCTATAAAGAAGTGCGAAACTACATTCTAGAGGAGTCGTTGCAGGATACAGAGTTTTATATAATAATGGGCATTTACGACTCCCGAGATTGGATCAGAATTACTGATGGCAGGGCCACAGCCATCAAAGATTTTGCTGGTAATAACGCTAAATTAGCCAAATACGCACATGATTACCTGAGAGTCATCGAAGCTATAGATAAACTGATAGCCAACAATCGGCCTTATTTGGATGTCCATGGCGATTTCTTCTACACACGAGTCAGTTATCGAATGTGTAATATCGAAGCTGATATAGGCATTTGTTCAGAGTGCTTATACGACATAGAACCACTGACTTTAATGGCATACGGTTTGCACTTCAAAATACCAAAATTCGTGGCCACAATGATTCAAGCACCAGATTTGATCCATCGAGTTGAATTTGTGGACAGGTTGTTCAACGTTAAATTTAGATGGTCAGGCAAGGAGTTCATTCAAATGGTTATGCCCGGTGGAGAATTAGGCTATACTCACAAAGCCGAAAACTACTTTTTCTGGTGTTTCGAGAACTACTACGAACCGCCCGCAGATTATTACGGCATGCCTTGGGCACCTCATATAATGTGCTTCGAACGCAACGTTGCAATTGGAATACACACGAAAATGAACATTTACATTAATCCAAAACTTGAAACTAGACTTGTAAGAGTCGTGCCTAGCTGCGTTCGAGATTATTGTAGATTGTGGCGAATATTCCCTTGGCTACGTTATAGGAAGATCAATTTCTTCTACACTCAGAGGGATAAATACGAAGCAATCTATGGATTTGCATGTCGTCAACAAGTCGCCGAATTCGAGCCACCTAAAATACTAGCCTTAGCACATTCTAAGAGATTCCAGATAACTATTGCCGGCCAAGTTCTTCAGTTAGACTGGAATGCAGACATGGACATCGTGACTGAAACTTCCCTTTTTGCAATGGTCCATGCAATTTTTACACGGGGTGGATTTTATGAAATCCTGCAAAAAGCTTTGAAAGCCTCCAAAAGCGGCGGATTCTCTAGAGATTTTCTGCCAAACGCGAAGTTAGGTGCACTGCGCAGCTTGTTTGATTACTTTTGGAACAGCCCTTTCGGCCAAGACATGAATTGGGATAATCTGCGTATTGCCGAAAAGATGGATTCTGTCCTCAGAATCGACACTACAATAATCGATGATCATATCGAGCTATTGGACGGCACTGTTGTAGGCACATGGAAGAAATTGATTTCGCCGACACCTGACCCGCACGTTACTACTGCTTTATGTATATACAGAAGCATCAACTTTCCAGAACCTGTCAGACGCCCTTTGAAAAGTGAATTCGACACCAAGAAGCATAAAGAGAAACCAAGCCATATTACTGACAATTTATCTCTTAAAGACGCGGCAGATCAAATGGAACTTGGCAACATTCCTACGCTGGTCAAACCACTTCCAAAGAAAGTTTCTTTTGCGCTTCGAGTGAAATCTGCAGCAATTCCCATCTTGTTGAAGCTGAAAGACGCTGTCATTGCTCAAGCTTTAGTACCACTTCCTATCGATGGTGCTCCGATGCTTGACGCTTCTTCGTACACAGACGTAGTCATGGATAGAGTTGAAACAAATACGCCTTTGTCAATGACAGCTGAAACAGATCTTCCTATCGAACAACTTCCTACTGGAGTAGTTCAAGAGGTTTCAACTCCTTCAGAAACCACTTCGTCAGATGATAGTGATGTTGAAGAAACAACCAGTTCTTCCGATGTTTCCGAAACATCTTCAGAATCGGAATACACTACCGCAACTGATCATTCTGTCGCGGCAGAATCGTCGGATCACCTGACCGAGTTGGAAGATAACATCGAAGAAATGTCGAATCAAGTCTTTCTAGATCAAATTTTAGCATCAGGTATTGAGAGCGGTCTTGCACCCGATGACCTAATTGCTAACAACCAACCTAAGCCGAGTGCACCGCCAATATCACAAGTTCAATCTGAAGAGGAAGTTATGCATTTGCCAATCAAGAAGGTTCTCCATAAGGACACAGAATTGCTCATTCAGAACTTGCCTAGTCAAGTGAAGGTCGAGTATGACGGTTTTGATCATCCGGTAATGCTCTCATGGCCTAAAGCTCACACTCCAGTCGTACTAGAGCTGCTCATGTATGAAAACGGCAAGGATTCTCTGATTCAAGATCGTAGCGGCACCGGTGTCGCGTCGATCGAGATTGCTCACGCAATAGCTAATCAGAAAGAACAATTGCAGATGTTTGAGTCAATTTATGAACAGACTGTTGCAGATTCAGGTGGAGAGTCCCCAAAAGCCTCGTTAATACCTGATGAGTATAAATTTAAGGAAGTCGAAGACGAAGAGCCGAAGCCCGTTGAACAAGCTCAGAAGTTAGCACCTGATTCAAGACCTTACGTGTCACATTGTTCGAAAGCGCCACATACCAAAGGCAGCACAAAGCACTTTGTGAAGAGATTTCAACTCTTCGCACACTCGTACACTGATTTTGGGACGCAGCCTTACAAGAGACGTTCGGATTCTGGCAAAACTTGCGCGGAAAATGGACAGAGAAAGCTTGCGTGCGTCGAACTTCAATGGTTTATAGCACTAGCTAAAGACGGTAAAATTAAATTACACGAGAAGCATGCAGTATTTTACGCGGGAGCAGCGCCAGGGATGCACATAAAGCTTTTAGCTAAAATTTTCCCTCATTGGGTCTTCCATCTTTACGATCCGAAGCCATTTGCAGATCATCTCGCCATGAGAAATGTGATTCTACACAAAGAAAAGTTCAATGGGAAAACGTTCAGGGTTGATCAAGTTTCTAATCAAAATCACCTACTAATATCTGATATAAGAGGTGAAATCAACAAGCCAGACGGATCATTTGTTGAGAATGACCAAAGAGATCAAATTGTCCTTCGAGATATGTTAGAACAAAGATCCTGGATGGTGACTGGCGGCTTTCGAGCAGGTTTGCTCAAATTTACTTTGCCTTACGCTTCAGGCCAGACAGCGTACCTCACTGGGAAGTTGATGTTGCAACCTTTTACTCACAACACTGGCACAGAATGTCGTTTATGGGTTGACCCTTCGGATTATACCAAGACTAAGATGTATGATCATGATAAATACAACGACATGATGCACAATTTTAATTTGCATTATAGACCACATCATTTCTCGGATCCCACTCCTCAAGAGGGCTACGATTGTTGCTATGACTGTCATTATGAGAAGCTGCTGATTAGGGAGTTGGCAGTAATGGAAACGAAAGTTCTGGATACTCAGAACCCTGCATTCTTATTCCGTGAATTCTTCCACACTGCCCCCATCAACGAAAATTTGACCACTAAGGATCGAAAGCACGTGATACACTCTAGAGCAGCACCATCTAGCGTAGAAATCGCAAATCTGAAGCTCAATAGATTACCCTATCAAGCAGACACTAGACAAGGTCAATTGGTCTCCCAACTTGAACCAAAATTTGGCTACATTACGATCAATGCAACTAATTCATTACAGAAGTTGACTGACTTCATGGTTCATAAAGGTGTTAGCCAGAGTGTGGCGAATTTAGGCAGTTTATCAAATTTGGAAGTCTGTTTAGGAGACTGCAGTGAAAAAGCTAGATCTGCCTGCAATCAACTTAAAACTCTTGAAATCCAAGCAAAAGTTTGCGTTTGGAATGCTTACGCAGGATCCGGGAAAACTTATCGAGCTATAGAGCTTTTCAGAAAAACAGACGCAATGATCGTTCCAACTAATGCGGCTCACGGCGATGTTTATAAGAAAATTCAGGCTAAGTTCAAGGATGTGAATTGGGGGCCAAACGTCTTTACGCCTGACAAAGCTATGAGCAAGAAGAACTTCAATAAATTAAACTGCTCTAGAAGAATTTACATTGACGAAGTATTTCAGTTCCCGGTGGGATACTTGATTATGCTCATGACTCACTTGAAAGGTAAAGAATTTGTCTTAATCGGTGACATTAACCAGTGCAAATTCCACGATCCTGATGCAGACGCAAAAGTGTACGGCGCAATTGATATACTTAATTACAACCCGCCAGTTCAAACATTAAACGTTACTTACCGTTGCGGGCCATCAGTTTGCGCCCTCATTAGGAAATTATGCCCAGATTATAAAATCGTTTCAGCAACGCCGTACGATACCGGCATCCGAGTAATTCCCTACAACGATCTAGTGAACGGCAAATATCAAAGCGAGCTGGATAGAGGGTTTAACATTGCAGCATCGAACCCTACTTTAGAAAAAGTCAAGTCGGGACGCACCATCAGAACCTCACAAGGGCAGACGTACGAAACAGTAAATTTGTGCTGGACACGCAATGACACTGCTCTTTTCAACAATGTAGGTGAAATGATTGTGGGATTGAGCAGAGCAACTCGTCAACTCAACATCGTCGAAGTTGAACCTGGTTCATTTAGTACTTTCCCGGTGAACTTGATGCCTCTTATTGATAATCCGATACCATATGTCGGGGATAGCAATTTTGTTATTAATTCATTACCTCGATCAGAGGAAATAGCTCCAGAGCATCAGAGATGCAAAGACGTGGACTTCAACGCTGACTTAGCGTCACAGTTCATCCATGTTAGCGGTGTCCCTTATGAAACCGCTTATTTTATCAAAAGTCCGCATAAATTGCCAGACAAGTTCGTATTTGACCCTTCAGTCTTTCAAGATTATAAGAAGTTCAAGCATCTAGTTCTAACACCTTCGGCACAGGGAGCTGTCTACAGAGTGTCATCGAAATGGCAAACCATAGTGACATCACTTGTTCGATTAGCAGTGACTAACAGGCTTAAGATATTCCCGCGAGACGCTATACCTGAAATGCTCAGCAACTTCAAGAAGATGTTTGTTAACCCTGACTACAAGCCTATTAACTTAATGGATATTGTAGCTAAAGCGCAGTCATCAGTTATTGAGTCGCAAAAAGATAAGGGCTTCCCTGATTTAAAGACTGAAATGAGCCCTTCCTCATTAGACGGACATCTTAAAACTATTGTGAAGATTAAAGAAGAAAACATTAAACTGCATGACGGGAAAGCGGGGCAACCAATTTACGCATGGTCCAAATGGCTAAACGTTCAATTTGGCACTTTGTTTAGAGGAATCGCGGACATGCTTAGAAATGGATTCCTTAAAGAAAATACAATATACGCGAACGGATATACGCCAGAGGAATTAAATGCTGCGATGTTCAAAGCATTCTATGGTGGCAATGCAGATAACGGAATATGGGTAGAAGGAGACATGCCAGAATATGATGCAAGTCAGCATGCAGAAACCATATTTGCTGAATGGGAGATATATAAGCAATTCTTTGAAATTTTATTCGGCAAGAACGATTGGAATTACCATTTGTATATCATTACTAGAATAAGCGCAGTTGTCTATGAACTAGGTTGCAAATTCTCGAACAAAGAAATGAAGACATCAGGCGAACCTGGCACATTCCTATGGAATACTATATTGCTTATGGCAATTTTCGCGCGCGTACTTAAACCTGAGTGGTATATTGCAGGCGCGTTTGGAGGGGATGATAGCGCATTAAAAGTGCGAGCAAGTAAAGAGGAATTGATTAATAGAATAGCGGAATTGAAGTTGAATATGAAATTCGATCTTCCACCGGTTACAATGTTCTTCCATCATTTTCTTACATCTAAGGGTATGATATACGACCCTTACAGGTTGCTCTTAAGTTGTTTATCGAAGAACTATTATCAAGATAATTATGATTCAATCCTGAAGTTGATCTCAGAACGTCAAATAGCCGTGGCTGACAAATTGAAGTCTTACACCAATTACAACATGCTTTTTGCGTGTTTGAAGCAACGATACAAGATGAACGTACAACACTGTCAACAATTGATGACTCATCTTGAAGCATTCACTTCAACTTCGCCAAAGAAGATCGCGCTACAATTAATGCCCGTGGAAGTCGAATTGGGACCCACAGGGCCATACTCTAAATAATTATAATAATACTGATGAATAATAATACACCACACTTTCTAAGAGATAAGCTTAGAAGAAGTCTAGTTGGTGATTCCCCTGTTAATACTTACTTTACGTTATTTACTTTACTTTAAACACATAAAATCTATAAAAATCTTTCTTTAAAATGGAAAATCTTTCTAAAACCGAGCAAAATCAACTCAAAGCAAGCGAACCGGAGTTCAAAGTCCCAGAACTTGTTGAAACAAAAATTGTCTTGTCCCACATACCGGAACTTAGGAGCTTAGAGGTTAAAATTTCTAAAGATACCATTGTCACTTACTTGGGCAACGATTATCAGCTCTACACTGAACCTATCTTAGGTTGGTGGCAGGAAAGCGTTGAAGCAATGGGTCTTCACTGGAAGATCCTAATTAGACCTTGCGAAGACAACAAATTCGAGATGGTTCTTTTGACTGACACCGGTGACCTCACATTGATCGGTTCTAACCCAACGCAAATCGTTGAGTGCCTTATAACTAAGTCTCCAGGCTCAATTAAATTCTGGGATGATGCAACTGATTTTGCTTTGAATTCTCTCAAAACAATTAGACCACCAGGCCCTGAACACATTGACTATATGTACGGTCTTTTCGAATTGGATGAAAAAGACATGTCTATTCTTGTCCCTCATCTTTACACTTGTGCATGGTACTTAGCGTACTACGGCACTAAGTACGAGATCGAAAGTTGGGTAGAGTGCGCAGAACGCATTGTCATCAATATTCGAAGAACCCCAGCTTTGAAAATTCACGATGCACCTTTCATGGCTCATGCCATTTCGGACATTACAGGTATAAACTCCGGTAAATCGCCTATCTACGATAAATTGTGCATTCAAGCACTTAGATGCAAAGGCAAAATTACCGTCTTCTCATGCGAAGAACGTGAAGACGGCACACAGACCACTAACATTGAGGTCAGTCTGCCTGGATTGAATAAAGTTTACACCGTTTTAACTTCAATTCATTGGGGTGCAGTTCAATTCAAGAATAAAATGGCAGAACACATTATGGCTGATAAGTTCGTGATGCACAAACTGAATGATTACAAAAACGGCAACCGCAACGAATATCTCAAAGATTTTTACGACGGTTTGGAGTTGTTCTTTAACTTCAGCGCGGATCCTACTGTCCTAGTTGCAAACACTATTGAGATTATTGAGAAGCACAAAACCTACCTTATGTTTGCAGGATTTGACTGGGAATTCTACTTCGGATCTTTGATCTCAAGTCTTAAGATGCAAGATTACTCTGCAGTACTCTCTATGACATGGAATAAACTTATGCACATCGCTAATGGCAATGAGCTGAGAGAATCTCTTAAACAAAAAGGTTTCTCGCTTACAACTTGCGAAATGACCAACCCGGTATGCACTAAATTGAAAGCAAGCGCAGCTGACGGATCAGTTGAAATTTCTGTGACTGCCACGAGAGGCGCACCATCAGAGAGACAAGCTTTAGCGGAGAAATATCTTTTGAAGTTGGTCGATAGCCCTAAGATAATTATGAACTTAATCGACTTCTTCACATTCGATGAATTGAATAATTTATTCAACTCTCATGTCGGCATAACTGACATGACGCCTAGAGATATTCAAGATTTAGCTTCTTGCTACCAAACTGCTCTTGATCAGGATCAACAAGATGAAGCAAAACAGGCGTTGGCTGAATTATGGAACAGAATCATGCACAGCACCAATGGTAATTATAAGACTAAGGATAATAGAAAGGTCAAGCCAAAGTTTCACAAAAAGAAGGCACAAGCTAAGAAATTAGCGAAAAAGGTTGAAAAGAAAGTCGAAAAGAAGGTTGAACAAAAAGTCAACAATAAGATAATTCGACCTATGCAACCTGCCGTCTCTCGTCAAGTTCAAACATTCGCAGCAAACCGCGTTCGTAGTTTCGCTGCTAAAGAGTTGAGTAGCGAAATCAAATCAATCATGGCATACTTCGCTGCACCAGGAGCGGTTAGACCGATTCAATATGCTGGGCCTTACAATGATTTCCCAACATACCCAGTAACATTGTTCTCTAAGATCGACGCCAATTGGGCATCTGACTCCTCAGATGATTTGTTATATGGATTTCTATTCAGAGATCCTGCTCGTTCCTTGATAGTTAAAGATAATAACCCAGCCTCTAAGGACATGCAGTATCAGTTCATGTTCTACGACGACAGCAGTTCTACTGTCGGGACCACCTACCAAATTGCTGGAACTGGTGCAGATTGGACTGAAGTTCCTATTGCTTATGCTAAAAACAACCTTAGTGAGAGCGCAACTCAATGGGCACCTCACGGACCTTATCTTTCTGTTGGAGTTACTGACTCCAGGAAAGGTGGCGCGGTTTGGATTGATAACGGAGCTCAAGTTTCTGGTACTGCTACTTTAACCGGAACAGATGAAATGTCAATTAGAATGTCCAGATGGACTGGAAGCAAATTCGAAGTAGACACAGTTCTTTCAGGCATTACGGCGGCCATCGGATTCTCCATCACAAAATCTGGTTACTACGCATTTGAATACATTAGATCAGACCAAACATTGCCCTTTGGTAGTGGAGATTTCTCTCTTAAGATAACAATGACAGCAGGTACTGTTTTTCGCCACTTCGGTTTACCTCAAATTGATTCTCAATTTGGAAGTTTTACGGAGTGTCGTTTGAATGCCCTAAGCTTAATGTACACAAACACCTCGCCTGTTTTAGATCTTGCTGGTGATTTATCAGCTATTCAGATATCAGGAGCCAACAACTGGCAACAATGGGTGGATTACCCTAAATTATCACAAGCCCAGAACAATTTCAGACATGTTGCAAAAAATGGGTTCTACGGTTTCATGAAACCTGCAATGGTCGAAGATTTCGATATTAAGCCATTCATTGAACTCGGCGGAGTCAATGGCAATATCGTTTCAAAGTACTACTTCCAATTGGACACTAAACTAAATTTCTTGGCGGTTGGAATACACATCCCAGACACACAAGGGAGAGTTGGTTATTGGACTTTAACCACGGGAATTGAGTTTCAAACACCGTCACAGTACTTTTCGTTAAGAACACCTAGAATTGATGCCAACACTTTTCAAACCGGAATTTCACAAATGCGAAATGTTAAACAATTCGATGAAAACCCGTTACATTTGAAGGATATCTTCGCTACTGCAAAAAGAATCGCAGACACTGTTGTTAAATACGGTGGGATAGCCTCAAAAGCTGCTGAATTTATTGGTGGAC